TTACTCTATTACTAATGTGTTTAATAAATCTTTTATCATTTCATTTGTAAAATATTTTGAATTATTAAATGTTAAAGTATATCTCATATCATCTTTTAAAATATTACATTCTACTATATATGCTGGTTCAAAATTGTGATTTACACAGTATCCATCATAATCTCCGTTAATTAGTGTTATTCCATCAATCCTAGTATATTCTGTCCTAACTAAAGAATGTATATCATAAAATTTTTTCATATCTTTAACACTATCAAAAATACTATTCTTATCATTTTTTGTTTTATCAAGAAATTTAAATAATTCAATATCATTTGTTATATTATTTTCTTCATAGAATTCTGTTAAAACTGAACTTTGATTTACTCTTTCATCACTAGATAACATCTCTCCTGTTCCATTGATTTGCATTACTGTATCGCCTCTACCTATTGCAATTGCACCAACATCACTCAATTTATACCAAATAAAATCTTCTTTTGGTTTTATAGTCATATCATCAGAAGAGGAAAATACTTCCCAATTTTTAAAGTCATTTCTAATTTTCATGTTTTTGAATACCAAATAATCTTCTTCTGGTAACTTAGTTGTTTTTATTGTAATTGTTTCATCCTTAATAACAAAATTATCTTTTGACTTTTCAAAATCGTGTATATGACTTAAATCATAGTAATTTGCATAATAAATCTTATAACCTAAATATCCCCCAATTAACACTAATAGTATTATAGCTACTATTATTATCCATAACTTTTTTTTCATAAGCACACTCCTCTAATATAAATATATCACAACTTAATATAATAAACTTAAAAAGTTATCCTATCAAAGAAAAATTTACATTTTTTTACATTTTTATGCTATAATTATTATAACAAAAAGGTGATGATATGGATAATAGTAGTTTTAGATTTAAACCTAATAAATCAGAAATAGAAAAAGAAAAGAAAAAAATATTGTTAGAAATTAATAAGGAAAAAGCTGAAATTAATTCGAATAATAAAAAAAATATAATAATAATTTTTGTAATAATTATATTTTTGTTTATTACAATAAAAATATGTTTTGGTACAATAAATATATATAATATTTTTGGTTATCCAGCAAATAAGGCAAGATTTTATGAAGTAACAGTAAACAATAATAAAACTTCTGTAGAATATGTATTAATTCAAAAAATCCCTATAATACCATTCTTAGTAAATTTTAATAGTAAATATGCAGGTGCAAATATTATTGAAAAAAATAAAGGGTTTGAAGTCTATGCTGATGATTCAAAAGAATATTTAATTAATATAAATTCATATAGTTGTTATTCTGGAGAATATCAAATTGAATGTAAAAACATAAATCAAAATATGAAGAAAAACAATGATACAAAATATACTAATTTAGAAATTGTTAGAGTAAATAATCCTTATGAAAAAATATATAATGGTAAATACATCTCCAATATAACACCATATATACAAAAGAAAGGTATGTATTATATTGGAATTACTGCTAAATATAATTTAGTAGAAACAAAAATATTTTTCTATTTTATAAACGAAAAAAACTAATTTAATCAATTAGTTTTTTTATTTTTTTAATTTAATATGTTTCCGTAACTTGCAACTTCCACACCCCTCATACCATCATAGTATGAAGATACAGAACTAGCAAAATTTAATACTCCACCCATTCCATTTTCTGAGAAAGTATAATTCTTAGATTGAGATAAAGAAACATTAGAAGTGGCATGTTGATATGTTCCATGAACAACAAATGGTTCAGCATCTGTTATCAATGTAACGGTTAAAGAATTTTCTAGAGAAGAAGTTACAGAATCATCTATATTCATAGAAATTCCAATTCCTCCTCCACCTGCTCCCCATCCAGTAGAGATTTTTGTATTATCAGAACTTTGAGTATATCTGTGATATGCACCATCATATTTTTGATAACCACTTAAAGTTCCACCGCTCATTCTAACGTAATAACTTGTTGCCTCTGCTCCTACAGCCAAAACATCATATGATTTTACTGATGGAATAGATAACCAAGTATTTGTCAATGTTATTACTCTATGAGTAACATAACCAGATGGTACGACTGTTAAAGTTATTCTTTTCATTGAAGTACTATATGATGCAGAAGCACGAGTTTGTGGACTATTCTTTTTCTCTTTTAAGAAATTTTGAGCTTCTTCTTCAGTTACTTCCTTTTCTATTCTTGATACTATGTTACCACGAAGATCATAAATATCATCTACTCTAACATATTTTGTATCTTCTGTTTTTACTAGATTCTCATTATCTTTTACAAGATTAATTTGTTCTACTGTCATAGTAGCTATTGTATCTTCACTAAAAACCTTAATAAGATTATTATATTGTTGTTCTGTTAATTCAGCTCCATTTAAATTTGTATAATATGGAGTAATTTCATCTGCTGATACCATGAAAGGCATCAAAAACAATGTTGTAAAAATCGCTAAAAATATTTTTTTCATTTTTTTCCTCCTATTCTATTTTTAACTTTTTAATTATTAGAATTTAACCCTTTTTTTATCACCTCTCATTCCAACATTATTTCATATTACTTTCTTCATTATAATTATAAAGAATTTTTATAATAATTTAAATATCAATTGTACTAAATATAATAGTTAATGTTTGAAACAAAAATATAGTATTCAAAAACTAAAAAATATTTTTTTAATACAAAAAAAATAGATTTTCATACAATCTATTTTTTAGTCCTTCTTTTCAGCTATAAAATTTATGTTGGTTTTTTCAATTATTTTCTCAAAAACATCTACACCATAATTTACTAAATTGGCTTCATAATCTTGAATGGTTCTTTCTTTTTTATCAATTAAATCGCCAAACTCTTTTTGAGTAAGTCCAGTCCACTCTCTAATAATTCTTATAAAGTCGCCTTTATTATAATCTTTTAAATTAACTCTCATACATAACTCCTAACTATACATTTACATTATATTTTAAAAATTATGTAATTTGTTAAAACCCACGACCACATCGTGTGTTATAATAGTTATGTATGATAGAAAGGAGTTAAAATTATGTTCTTAAAAAATAATGATTTACTAAAGGAAATGGATTTTATTAAAAGATGTAAACCTCATTCTAAACAAATTGAAGACTATATTGAATCATTTATAGCACCTGATCTAATTGCATTTTATATAGCAAGTGGTTTTTATTCATCTTCAATATACGAGCAAAAACTTGATACATTAATAACAACAGGTTTAGAATTTTTAAATACTTCTATAAATAACAACGAAATATTAATTGACAATATAAAAAAAATACTAAAAATTAAATATAACTTATCTATATTAGAAGTAAATCCTTTAATTTTAGAAACATATTATAAATAAAAAAAGGTAGATTAGATAACTTACCTGTACTAGCATAAGTTAAATACTGCTCTCTACCTATATTTATATTATCAAAAAAAATTAAAAGAAACAATTACCATAATTAAAATTTGTATCAGTTGTTAATTTTATAACATAAAACCAAATAAACAGAAAATTATTTTCTTTAATTTTATTTTTATGCATTAATTTTAATATTATGTACATTAATTATTTATAAATATTATTAATAATATTATAATAAAGAATTAAACAATATAAAATTAGAAATCTTACTTTTCTTCAAAGAATTTGCCTACTTCTACATCCAACACTACAGATATTTTATGTAACATAGGAATTGATATACTATCACTACAATTTTCCGCTTCTATTCTTCTTAGATAATCAGAAGATGTTCCTATAGCCTCAGCTAAATCCATTAACCTTACATCTTTTTCATTTCTATATTTTTTAATATTTTTACAAATTACACTTTTAATATTCTCGTTAAACTTATATTCTTTCATATACACCACCTATATAAATTATCACATTATTTAAAGCAAAAAGAAGTTAACAAAACACTCACGCTTATGTTATAATTTTGTTGATGAAAGGTTGATTTTATGCAAGTAAATAATAAATTAATAGAATTACAAATGCATCATTATATTAAAGTCCAATTAATTAATATCGAATTTTATGAAAAAAAACGAGATAGGATTGAAAAACTAAAACAGTTAGAACTTAAAAACGAACCTTCTACCCTATTTAAAAACAAACATCACGAATGGAAAAAAAAGATAGAATCATATAATAAAGAATTGGAAGAAATAAATTTATTAAGTTTAAAAGAAAAACAAGAATTAGAAGAATTAATTGAATCATTAAAAAACTAGTAAAACACTAGTTTTTTTAATAATTACCATTTTCATATTTTGGTGTATCTGTTATAGTACAAGAATACTTATTAGGATTTCCAGATATGTATCCAAATCCTTTCATATCTGTTTTTATTTTAAAATGATAATTTCCCATATCCTCATGTATTAAATATGAAAGACCATTATATTTTTGTGGGTTTAATTTAATTAAAACATCTGAAGTATTATTTGCTCTATAATATTTATTAGTTTTATATACTGTCCAAGAATTAACTTCTGGTTTTAAATTAAGGTACTTTTTATTTCCTGGATTAGTTATATCACTTTCAGCTACCCAACCTAAACTATCAATATGATATGGTTTAACACCTTTAGAATTAACTATAGTAATTTTACCTTTGTAATTTGTTTTTTTTGCTCCTCTTCCATTTCCAGCACTATCTCTATATAAATATCCGTTTAATACAATAGAATCACCTTTATTATATTTTAATTTAGATATATTAGTAGCTGGTTTTTCATATGTATAAGAACTAGTTTTTACCCAATTATAACCACCAGTATTTTTAATTTTGCAACTCTCTAATATAAATAATGCTTTTGTTATGTCATATTGATTATTTATACACCAATTTCCATAACTATTTTCATACCATCCATTACCTGTATATTTCCCTTTACCACAAGCAAGATGAATATGGTTTCCAGTAGCATACCCAGTAGTTCCTTCTTGATAAAATATTTGACCTTGTTTGATAGTTTGTCCTACTTTTAAATCTGTTGTATCATTATCATGCATAAGAACTACTGTCATATAGTCTTCAGTTCCATCTGCATACTTAACTTTATTTAAACTTTCTAACCAAACAACATAGCCTTTATAAATTCTTTTAATAACCCCAGTAAAAGGTGCTTTGATGCTTTCTATACCTCCATCTTTTCCAGCGATGTCTATTGCTAATGTACCCTTGTGTGAAAAACTATTATTCATTCCTTGAGTTACATTTAAAGTTTCCATTCCAAATATCGCTTTTTCCATTTTACCACTTTCTTCCTTTTAAAAATTATTTTGATCCGTTGGATTATTAACACCAGCAAATACATTTATAATTACTGTTATTGAATAAACAATTTTATCCATAGTTCCTTGAAATTCAGGAACTAAAGTAACTATTAAACTAGCTACAATAGATACTAATTGTGCTATTACTACTGGGCTTTTTAATCTTTTTAATATTTCTTTCATTATTTCACCTCTATTTTTTCTTCTATATATAATTCATTCATCATTTCTTCTGTAAATGTGTCAGGTACAAATATAGTTGTTGAATAATATGGAAAGTGTTCTTCCCCTGTTTCTTTATCTATAAAATATATATCATCAACACTTCTTATCTGTTTACCTTCATCAGATATTATCATTTTAGGTTTAGTATAAGTAAATAATTTCATTAACTCACCACCCATCCCTTATTTGTTATTGAGTTCAATTCATTGGCATTTAATTTTAAGATGTTTTCGGCACCAATTACAAATTGCTGTGTATATAATGAGCCACCGTTTGCTACATCATAAGTTAAATTTAAATCATATAAACCATTTATTACACTCATTAAACTTTCATATGATAACTTTGGTGAACCACTTAAATCCATTTTATAATAGGAGTAATTGTTTTCATTTTGTACAAATGCTTTTCCTAAATTTGTACCAAATTTTAAGTTTTCTAAGTTAGGACATCTTAGCATCATATAATATATCTTTGGCAAGTTGCTAAAATCAAAACTACTCATATTTAAATTTTTTAAATTCCTACAATTACTAAAAATATTTGCAATTTCTGTTACCTTACTTATATTAAAGTTTTTTAAATCTAATGATTCTAGTGTTGTCATATTATAAAACATGCTATTTATATGTGTCGCATTTGATGTATCAAAACTACTAACATCTATTTCTTTTAAATTATAACAATTACCAAACATGTTTGAAAAATCTTTGCCTTTGCTAGTATTTAAATTTTTTAGATTTAATTTTTTTAATGCACCGCAATTATAAAACATGTTACTAAAGGAAGTACATTGACTAGTATCAAAGTTACTTAAATCAACTTCAGTTAAAAGATTTCCAGAATGATAAAACATATAATAACAACTTGTAACATTTTTACATAAAGCTAATAATTCGTATAAACAATTTAGTCTTTCTCCACTTGCAAACAAATAATAGCAACTATTTATTTCAAATTTATCTATAAGTGTACTTACATCAGGAAGTTGATTTATTGTATTATTAATATCTTCAAGAGATGAATTATTTTCGGTTAATCTTTCATTATAATTTTGTAATCTTTCTTTGTTCATATTTTACCCCCTAACTTACCGTCCAGCCTTTATTAATTACTATATTCAGTTCTTCACTTGTTAATTTGGCAATATTTTTGGCTCCGATTATTAATTTTTGTGTATATAAAGTACCACCATTTGCTACATCGTATGTTAAATTTAAGTCATATAATTTATTTATAACATCCATTAAACTTTCGTAGGTTAAGTCATTTGAATAATGTAAATCTATTTGATAACTACTACTATTGTTTGATTTTTTAGTAAAACCTTTTCCTAAATTATTCATGAAAATTAAATCCTCTAAATCTCCAATATAATAAAAAGCATTATAAATATCATTTACTTTACTCGCATCCCAAGTACCTAGATTTATACTTCTCAAAGTGGAAGTGGTGTAATAAAATAATTCTCTCATTGAAGTCACATTGCTTGTATCAAAATTGCTTAAATCAAACTCTTTAAACCCTGTTTGTTTAAATATTCCGTCAAGTTTTGTAACTTTGCTCGTATTAAATTTTTCTAATCCTATTATTTTTCCTAAATTATAACAACTATAAAACATATTAGTCATATCTGTCACATTACTTGTGTCAAAATTACTTAAATCTATCTGATAAGAAATTTTTCTTGCGCCGTTATAAAACATGTGGCTACAACTTGTAACATTTTCACATAAGTCAAGAAGCTCATTTATATTACTAAGTCTTCCGCCATTATAAAACAAATAAGAAGCATCATTTATTTTAAAACTACTTACTTTTGCTAATCCATCAACACCAAATATATTGACACCACTTTTAATATTTTCAGGTATTAAATCTTCATCTCCTGCTACATTTACTTTGTTATATATTCCCTCAATAGTTTGTTGCTCAGTTGTTGGAGTTACATTTAATTCTTTTGGTTCTATAAGACCTTTTCCTCTTAAAGTTTCTAAAATGTCATTAATCTCTAATTTTTGATTATTTATTTCTTCGTTATAAACATTTAATTCATTATCTAAATTTTCTATAGCATCTAAAATTATCTCAACTTCATTTAAACCAGAAAAATCATCTTCGCATTTAATGGTATAAATACCATTTTTATTTAGTGTCAATTTTTTATCTTGCAAATTTATTGCATTTACTTTTACATTGTTATAACCATATTTATTAGATACAAAATTTTGGTCTATGCCCTTAGGAATAACAATTAAATTTTCTAATTCTGGATATTCTTTGATAGCATCAATTTCTAAACTACCAATATTAATTTCTTCATCTATAATTAGATTCCCAATATTAATTTCCATTTAAATCACCTTCAAAAATTGTTGTTTCTTCAGTTAATTTGAACTTATACAATTTAGTTTTTTTAAAACCAGAGTTCAATGTAATTTCAATATCAAAATAATATTCTTTATAATCTAATTTTTCAGTATCTATAGGAAGAAATACCACATGGCAAAACCCTTCATTATCAATACTCATATCTTCTAAAGTTTTTTGAAATAAAACTGGTGATTCTTTGGTTGGGAAAACTCTTGATGTAATATATATACTTTTAATATCTTCTATTTTAATAGGTGAACCATCTGCATATGTTATTTGAGTTTTAAAAGCAAATGTATCACCTCTTGTGAATTCAATCATATTTTCACCTCTTTCAATAAAATAAGAGAGAATTATATTAATAACTCTCCCTTCCATATTTATTTAATTATTAGAGCCATAAAAGCTCCTACTAATGCTCCTACTATACCTATAATAATTGTATTTTTAATATTAAATAATAATTTATTAGGTTCTTTGTGATGATATTCTTCCATATTAGATTTTATTTGAGAAATATCAGAATTCATATTATTCATTTTTTCTGCCATTACTTTAACACTCGTTGCTAATTCATATATTGTTTTTACAACTGGTTCTAAATTATCTATTCTTTTGTGAGCAGATTTTACACTTCCATTTAATTCGCCCAATTCTTTTTCTATATTTAACATTGTCTTTTCCATCATACTCACCTACTTTCTTATGCTATTCTTTTCCAAACATATACGGCTAAATATGGTGGCATATTTTCATGGGCAGTACCACTACCAGTATTATTAACTGTATGGGTATGAGCTCCAGAACTATCCATAGATGGAGGAACATTAGAACCATCACCAGTATATCTAATATGAGATACAGCTTTATAAGTATCATCTTTAATACCGTATGTATGTAGGTAACCTGTAAATTTATGAGTATGCGCTCCACTTGAAGAAATTGAGTGATTATGCGATGGTAACTCTGCTGTTTTTAGTGCAACAGTAGCTTTACCACCTGTTGAACCGGCACTATATGTAGAACCACTAGCCAATAAAAATTTGTCTTTTATTTGCTCCCAAGTTCCTCCAAACAAAGTTGATGGATTAGTTGAATTAACACTCAAATAAATAGAACCAACAGGATAAGCATCTGCTCCACCTATTTTTTTACCACCTACTTGAAGTAATCCACCTACACTTTCATCATATTTTCCCATTATACCTACACCATTTTTAGCATAGGCAATATGTGGTACTCCTGAACCTAAATTTACAGTATAAGTAATATTTGAGAGTTCATCTTCCACATATACTTCTATATTATAGGAATTATTAATATCAAAACCTACACTTGGAATATCACCAGAAATTAAACTATTAAATTTAAATGTTCCATTTTCAAGAATGTCGAGATTTATATTTATATAATCAGACCACTTATCTTCATTTTCTCCAGCTATTTTATATCTATATTTAGATTGTTTAATTCTATTAGTAACTCCTCTTTCTTCAATAAATATATATTTATAAGCTGAAGATGTTGTATCAATATCAGTAACTATTCCAAAATCATCTGGTAACTTATATTCAGTTAGATTTGTTATGGAATCAAAATTAGGATCATTACTATATATATAATTATCTATTACTTGTACATATTGATAATCCAATCCACTTGTTCTATAAAATAAACCAGACAACATATAACCAGTTAATTTGCCTTGTGATGAATCATAACAAGATACAAATTGAATATCATCTACTCTACCATATTCATCAAATAAAAGTTCATCTCCTAAGTTATTAGGAAAGTTACAATAAATTGTTTTACCACTTAAATCATCACCGATTTGTATATTCCTTAAAGTTTTACCAAAAGTTACAACATCTACCTTACCAGAAAAATTTAATGTTACACTTTCAGACACACCATTTTGTCTTTGAACTACTATACTATCTTTTGTCAAAGGATTATATGGAATTACATTGTATGCATGTTTTGTTTTAGAAGTTGTATTTCCACGACTATCTATAGCATAAACAGTAAAATCTCCATTACTTACTTTATTTGAAACTATTTCCACATCATCTGTATCGCTATAACTTGCATCTATAGAATTAAACCTATATTTAACCATTGATGATTCTTTTTTTGCGATAGCTTTGTTTGAGTTTGAAATAGTTGCTTTTACATTTGAATACCCTAAAATAACACTTTGATTATTTTTTGTTAGATCAACAGTTTTTTCATTTATATCTTTAAATTCAAAATCATTAAAATCAGGATTTGCATTTACAATTCTAAAAGTTTTTTCCAACCTTGAATAATATGTATTACTACCAATTTCTGTTCTTACATAAAAGAACACCTTTCTTTCATTTGTTGTAGTAGCTTTTCTTAATACATTTCTTTCGCTTTCTGTTAAATTAAATGTATAACTTAAAGTTCCAGTTTTATTAATATTCCTATATTTAATATCATCAGCCGAACCAGTTAAAGAAATACATGCCTGTAAAGAACCGACTGAATTACCAGCTTTATTTTCGTATGTTATGGTTGGATTTTCCTCATCATTAAAATCTTGTGCTGTTAAAATATCTGCTTGTCTTGGTATTGTAGGTAAAGATACATCAACATACCTTGTATAAGCACTACCAAAAACACAAGCATTAAAAGTAAGCGTTGTACTCCATTTACCATCAGCATTATGATTTTGAGTCCAACTTCCACTTGCTATTACTTTTTCATATCTATTTACATCGCCCTCTTTATACGAACCACTTGCTCTAGCAGTAGAACCATCATAAATACTGTATGTTTTAGAATAATTATAATAATAAGTTGCCCAATCTTTATCAGGGGTAGCAATCGCTCTAAACTCCCAATATATTGTATGTCTATTATTTGGAGTGTCTGTATCACTTCTTTTTAAATAAAATCTAGTATTACCATGTACATTACTACCACCAACATTATTATAAGTAGCTTCGGCAACTCTTTGCCATGAAGTAGTTAATTCCATTTACTCACCCCTAACCTATAAAAGAATCCCATACTTGGTTTTCAACCCTTTGTCTTAAAATACCAACTATTGTAGCTTCATTTTTTATTGTAGCTTCATTAGTTGTCATACCTTTATCGGTAAATTCAGTCAATGTTTCTGTTCCAGTTTTATTTAAAGTTTTTATACCGTTTGCATTTGCTTTAAATTGAACTTCCATCTCTGAAGAAGTGATTGTTATACCTTTTGAGATATTAACAGTATCGGTTGTTGTTTCGTTTTGATTTTGTGTCCATACTACCTTTTCAGTACCCTTATTTACCATTAAATCCCAAACTTCTAAAGAATCATCAGTATCACTTATAAAACTAACTTTAATATTATTTGCACGAACCTCTAAAGGATTTATTATATAAATTCCATCATCATCAGTTTTTCCAGTAAAAAATTCAGTATCATATTTTTCTGTTAATTCATATTCAACATCATTTATAACAACCTTTACAGTAGCCAAATCTAATAATTTTTTATATTTAAATGAAACAGTATAATCACCATTAGAAACCTCCACATCTTGTTCAAATATACCTTTTTGTATTAACATTACATTTTTTGAACTAGATTTATTGTCTTGTTTTCTTTCAACATTTCCAATCCAAAATTCATAAGGATTTTGTTCCTTATCTGAATTATCATTTTTATACCATAATCCAGTATTTCTAAATATATTATTACCTCCACTCTTAATAAAAGTGTTTGTAATTCCTGTTTCAGCTTCTTGAATTAATTTATTTGTTTCTTCTTTTGTATAAATATTTCCTGCTAAATCACTAACTTGTTTTATATTAGTTGTTATAGATTCAATTATTCCTTCTTGTTTATTTACTTTTATTTGTGTATCTCTTAGTAATTGTCCTAAAGAAATATCTTGTTTTTGATTTATTTCTTCTTTTGTTAAAATAGGACTCTCTAAAGTACTTTCAAAAGTACCATCATATTTAAAATTATGTTTAAGTATATAAGTATCAAAATAATTAGTGTCATCTATATAAACTCTAATTTTATCTCCTATGTTTAAAAATGGTTTTCCATAATAAGAAATTAATTTACATTCTACATATTTAAATCCTAAAACTTTGTTAAAAATATTTTCTATTGCAATTTCTCTTAATTCACTATTATATAAAACATAATCATCATTAATAACTATAGAATTTTCACCATATAAATCTATACTCTCATCATTAGATTTTGATACATTTTCATCATTTATTTGACTATTTTTTAGAACCAAATTATTAACAGGTCCAAACCCTAATTTTCCACCTTCTAAAGTTGAATAATCAGTAGGATAAAAAGTATATTTTGGTTCTGATTCATAATCAAACCATGCCAATTCAATTTGATTAGATAAAGAATCAATTTTTATATAAGAACAAGATACATTTGCTAAACTTTGTAGCACTATTCTATTTGTTTCATTATTTGTAAACGGATTATTTGACAATGGGATATCACTATTTAAAAATTCTTCACTTTTTGGAATCAAATCCAATTGTTGACAAACATCTAAATACAAATCTTTTAATGTAACAGGTGTATTCTCAAAATCGAGATAACAATTATATTTATTGTCTATAGTATTTATTATTTTTTGATAAGCTGTAAATTCAACTTTATTTTGTGTTTTTAAATCATTTGGATGTTCAATAATGAAGTTACCTAAATCTATATATTCAGTTGTGTTATTATCAAACATTATTCCAACACTAGCATTAATTTCTTTTTGAAGTAACAAATTAATATCTTCTATATTGATTAACTCTCCTGATAATTTTGATATATAAATACTACCTATAATATTTCCATCTACAAAACAACCAGAATCTATAGAAAAAGATTTCAAATTATTTTTCTCACTATAAGATAAATTGCTTTCACTTATATTTAAATAACCTAATCTATTATGATTTGCTCCTCGTTTACATTCATTTATAAATTCATTAGTAATCATATTTCACCTACAATTCTATGATTGCTTGAGAAATTGGATTATATAATTCTACAAGTTGTCCATCAATTATATAAGAAAGCATAGATTGAGCTGTCCTATCACCTCTATAACATTGAATCGTTTTCCATTTCTTATCAAAAGGGTTTAAAAACTCTACTTCTATTGGAGAAGGTCTTTTTCTTATCTCAGTAAAAAAGTCTACAAGTTCATCTTCTGTTAATGGTCTTGTTACCAAATCTAATCTATATTTTGTATTAATAACATTTAAAATCATATCACCATTAGCATTTGTAACATCTCTACCACTATTTTTAGATACATCATACTCACTAATGGAACTTTGATTTGATAAATATTTAGTTATATCAACTCCATTTAATTTAACTTTAGTTAACTTTAAAGATGGTCCAGATAATACATATCTATAACCATTATTTACAAATTCTTTTATCATGATTTCACCATCTTTCATTTTCCCTTATGAAAGAAGTGCTACTTTAATATGGTATATTTATTGGACAAACACCAGTTTGTCTAGTAGTTTGATTTATTCTATCTACAACTACGCCTTCATCTGAGTGAACGTGAACATCTATTTGATTTGTATGATTAGCATATTGAGCCATTACTTGACTCATACCTTGCATTACAGCTTGCTTTATACCTTCTGTTATTTGCATATTGTTAGCAACCACACTTTTACCATTATCAAATTTTCCCATTATTTCACCATGATTAGCTCTAAACCAACCATCTTCTGGGAATCCACCATTTGCATAAGCATTTATTTTTATATATCCATATTTATCTTCTTTTTTTCCAGATGTTATATCTGTAGAAATTTCTTGTTTTATCTGAATCTTTTTATTCATAGCTGAAATGAAACTATTTTGCCAAGCTGTTCCAGCTACTTTTCCTGAATATTTAAAATTTTCTTCATCTATATCTACATTTATGTTTAATGCATCAATTCCTTTTTGAAGTTCCTCAGAAATTGAGTAACCTTTAGCATACATTTTATCTACTATTTCTTCTTGGATATCTTGTGGTAACAATTTAAATTTATTCATAAATTCTTCTTCACTATTTTGAGCAAGTTTTCCCCAAGCATCAACCATATCAGAATTTATATCTTTTACTTCTTTTACTAATAATGTTAAATTAATTTGATTTAACATAAGTAAATTTTCATATCTTAATTTTTCTCTTTGATACTCTTCAGCATTATAATTTGATTTATTTTTTTCTAGTTCATCTAAATTATCTTTTTGCAAGTTGATTTCATCCATATAATATCTTTTCTTTTCTTGATTAGATGCATAATATAGTTCTTCTTCTTTTTCTATATATTCAATTAAATCATCCAAATTATTATCTAAAGATAACTCATATGCTGTTGTATATGTTTCTATAGCTTTTTGATTTTTATAATATATTTCTCTTTGCTTTTCAAGTTTTTCGTTTGCCTCATCCAACTCTTGACCAGCATAATATAAAGCTCCCATAGCATCCGCTGTTGCTCCAGAAAAATCTCCTAAAGAAGAAATTGCACTAGCCAATCCACTTTTTGATAAATTCTTTAATTCCTTTTCAGTTTTTCCTGTTACTTTTATAGCTTCTTTTAATGCATTATTATATTTTTCTTGTTTTTGTTTTTGAGTTTCAACTGCTTTATTATAAGTATTAGTAACTTCAGTTTTTGTTTTGATTGCATTAGTATATTCTTCCTCATATGTTTCTAATAATATCTGTGCTTTTTTTTGTGTTATTACATCTTTAATTGATTGTTCTAAATCTTTATATTTTTGAACTTGACCATTAACAATATCGATTTCAATTCCCAGTGCATTGCTAAGCGTTGTTGTTATAAATTTTGCTCTATCTTCATAACCTGTTTTAATTTTTCCATTTGCATCAACAATTCTTGTTAATTCTTCATACAAATCTTCATAATATGAAAATTCACTATTTGATTCACTAATTATTTTTCGCCTTGTTTCTTCAAGTTGTTTATATTGTTCTGACATAGTTTCTATTGAATTGTATAAGTTTTGAGTTTCTTTATCAATTGTTCCAGATGCTCCAACAATAGCTGTAACAAAACTACTTAATAAACCTATTGCTCCACCTATCGCTGTTCCAAGAGGTCCAAAAATTGAACCTATAGTGGCAAAACCACCTATTGTAGATAAAGAACCCATTATTCCTTCTAATACATTTGTTACATTTGGTCCCTCACTAGCTATATCTTTCATAGCATCATGTACCATATATAAACCAGATACACTCATTCCTATACCCATTAAAGCAGTTTTTGCTTTGTTTATGTTTGTATGCCATTTATTAACACTTCCATCAGCATTTAAAACAACATTCTTATGTTTTTCTAATGTTTTATTATATTCTTTCAAATTACCATTAGAATCTAAAATATAATTATTAGTACCTTTTAATTGTTTGCCAAAAGTTTGAATTAAATTAGCTCCTGTTTTAATTTTAGTTGTAAATGTTTTCCAAACATTAATTAATGGAGTTAATATCGTTTTTACGGTTTTAAATAATAAAAATGTTTCTAATAATTTTGCTAAGATAGTTTGTGCTTTTTTATTAGAAGCTATATATTTAAATAAATCTCTTAATTTTTCAAATATAGTTACTAAAACTTTCCCAAATGCTCCACTATCAAAATCTCTTTTTAAAACTTCAAAAACACCTTTAATAGCATCTTTTCCATATATTACAATATCTTTTAAAGCATATAATAATTTGCCCATAGTTGAATTAGTATTATCTAATTTCCAACTTACTTTTCCTGTTAGAGGATCGATTTCTTTTATAAATCCTAACCAACCCATCATTTTTTCATATATTTCAGTGGCTTTCATTTTTACTTTATCCATACCATTGTCATACCCATAAATAGCATCTAACAATCTTTGGTCTATACCACCATTTAAGGAATAATCATTATTTTTATCTTTGTTTTCGTTTATATTATTTATTTGGTCAAATCCTAATGTTTGTCTTTTTAATTCTTTTACACTATCTGTAGCATCAGATATAGAATCATCTAAATCTACAAAAGCATCTTCTGAACTTGCTATACCAGAGTTAAAATCTGATAATTCAATTCCTAATAAGTTTGCTAAGACATTACATATTTCTCTAACTACTAATAAGAAAGCATTTGCATAAGGTAAAACTTTAGAAAAAGTACCCATAAATAAACTTGTTAATGCTACTTTGGCTTCAACTAATAAATTAGAAAATATTTTCATTTGATTAGATGGAGATTCTATTGTGTCAGCATAATCTCCCATAGCTACTTTAGCTTGTTTTAATGCCGCTAAATATCTTAATATTTCTTTTTCTCCTTGAGATAAATCTTTTACACTTCTATCATTAATACCTAAACTTTCAAGTAAAGGTTGCATTGTTGATTGAGTAACATCTATACCATATGCTCTTAATGGTTTTGTTTGACCAGCATATACACCAGCTCTTAGTGCCTCAGCAACATCACTTTCCTTTTTGTTGTATAAGGATGCTAAGTCATAAGTAAACTTAGTCATAGTTTCAGACATTACACTTGCATACTCTTTAGGTATACTTGCATTTTCTCCCATTGATTGAAATAATGCTTGATATTTTAAGGTGTCAGTTAAATTAGTTCCAAAAGCATAATTTAATTTGTTTTGAAATTGTATTGCCTCTTTACCTAATTTAGAAAATGTTTTGACACCATTTTTTTCCATATTATCAAATACAACATTAAATAAGTTTAATTGTTCAGTTCTATCAGTTGCTTCAGTCATCCAAGTTAAAAATGTTGTCGCTAATTTTCTAACTCCATAAAATAATCCAGTTAATGATATTGCTGAAGTTAATTTAGAAAACATTTTTGAAGTATTATTAGTTGCATCTCCAAGTTTTCTCATATTAAAAGTTGTATTTTGTAATGTCCCATCTTTTCCAATTCTATATAAAGTTGTATATACTTTTTGACCTTTTTTATTTACAGATGTTAAAGTTTTATTTACTAAATTACCATTAGCATCTACTTTTGTAGAGATTTTTTGAATACTCGATCCAGTTAAATTTAGTGTACTTAGTAATTTATTAAAACCACTTACAGCTTCTTCTGCACTTGATTTTAATTTAACCTCTAAAGACTGACTTTCATTCATATTTTACTCACCACCTTTTATTAGTTTTTGGTAGTGCTACTTTTATCTTTGCCCTTTATTGCCTGAACTTGTAAAACTCTATTTTTAATTTTTATAGCTAACAAGTCCTGTTCTTTTTTATTTACATCTACATTTTCTTCACCTATCAAACCATAAGGTTTTTTTGAATATTCTATTTTTTGTTTATTAAAACAATTATTAATTGCAACTTGCATGGCTTCACAAATATATGCTCCTTGCAACCAGGAATTATAATTATTTATTTCTTGCATTGATTTTATTCTTTCAAAAAAAGAAAAACGGTATGCCCAGAACAAGTCAGGGCTATCCTCCCAAAACTCTTTCACAGACATACCGTATGTAATTGCCATAGGCAACAAATCATAAAACCAATCTGTTAAGTTTTTAAATTTTTTGCCTTCTTGATTTTCACTTAAATTTCTATTATTTCTAGTGTTTCGTTCATCTTCGATTCTGTATCGGCTAGGGCATTCATAAAAGCTGAATATTCTTCTATAGCAAATTTAATGACATTTGCAACACTATGTTCTTTTTCATAACTTTCCAATAATTTAATTGCTAAATTAGGATTTACATCACTATGATTTTTAATAAACAAGCTAGTCCATAATAAATCATAATAAGTTAGTGGTTTATTTTCAAAATCTACTATAGAAAACCCATTTGACTCTAACCACTTAATAGAGTTTCTATTCATCTCTAAATTATAAGTTTTATCATTTATTTTTAATTTTAATTGTTTCATCGTTTTTCCCTCTTTCATTTATTAATTAGTTGCTATTTTAGTTGAAACTTCACTTGAAGTTAAATATGTTGGAGCAACACTTGGAACTGTATGTAAAGTACATTCTATTGCACTACCAACAGATACTTCATTAATCCAAGTTTGTAATGTTCCTTTATATTCAACACCAGTTCCATCAGGTAACTTAATTAAAATATCTTTTGTTGAATTATCACAAACTTCTTGAACATTTGATAAATTAGATTCTGTATAGTTATATGTGAAATCCATATCTCCAGTATCAGGTCTATCTGCTACATATACTTTAGTCGGATCACTAGATGTTGTTATTTCAACTGTTCCACCAGCTTGTCCTGTTGCAGGCATACCTTTAACAGCAACTAAAATCGCTTTTGAATAAGTTTGTTCAGTTGTTTCTTTAACTCTTAATTCAATTCCTAAATCAATATATCCATTCATTTTATTCACCTCTCATTGTAATTCCCTTACAATTTGAGTGCTACTATAAAGGATAAATAACTAATTTATCAATTCCATATTTTGTATCTAATTTACCACTAATTCTCACATAGTTTCTATGTATGTCAGAATCTATATTTGGCATATCATATTCTACTTTTATAGATACCTTATAATTATTCTTAAAATATTCAATTACTTTATTTGTAACTTCATCACAAACTGTTTTTTTTGATATTTTTAAATTATTAGTATATTTATCTTGAGTATATATATTTATTTCTATTCCGAAAGTATAAGTTTCTTCTCCATAAGATAAATTATTATATTTATTTTCTATAGGTAATAATTTAACTGGTACTATAGGAAAAACTTTACTTTCTTGTGTTTGTTTTTTTGTAACTTTTGGACTATATATTGAATTACTTTCAACATACTCTTTTAAACTAGTATATATATGATTATTAAATATATTTTCTACTAACATACTTATCACCCACTTAATGAATTTATAAAACTTTGATATTGTTCATCGTTAATAGCACACTCTGTTGCTATAGAATAAAACTCTTTCATTTTTTCTTTTAACATAACTTCAAGGTCATAAAACATATGCTTTGCTTTCATACCATAAGTACTAACATAGCTTTCAATATCTTCATTATAATAAACCCATCTTCCATTTTTATCTTTATAAGATGTTTGAATATTATATTGATAGTTTTGTGAGTTAGGATGAGTTCCTGATCCTACAATACCAGTTCCATATTCATTAAATATAACAACCCAATCATTAGTCCAAATTCTAAATCCATAACCATTATCTGTTATTTCTTTGTTTAAGTTTTTTATATGATTTGATAAATTAGTTCTTTTAAATATTTCAATCATCAGATTATAACTTAAGTTCATTAAATCATAAGTAGCTAATTTAATGTTTTTTTGAAATCTATTCTTTATCTTCTGAAGTTGGATTGTTGCTTCCTGTATGCTTTTTTGGGATAGATTTACTATTATTTGTTTCATTAGGCTTTTCCTCAATAGTTTTCTTAGCTTTACTTGTTACTAATTTATAACCACATTTTATATATTTTTCTTTGGTTTCTTTATCATATACAACTATTCCATTCGTAAATTTATACATAAAGCACCTACTTTCCTTCTATTTTTTCTAAATAAATAACAATCACAGAATTGCCATTTCTAGGTGGCAATAATCTATAATTTGCATTTTCTCCATTAACTATTTCTTCCTTTGGAGATACACCATCTAAATAAGCTACATCAAATTCTTTAAACATATTTATGTATGCTATCGGAATTACCATTTTTTTCATTATGCTACATTTTTCACCAAACTCTACTATTTCGGAATATGAATTAACTGGTTGATAATTAAATTCATAATATGTTGGTTTATCATAAATAACTATTTCATTATCTTCATCATCAACTTCAACTTTTAACTTTTTAGATATATATATTTTTTTATTCCAATCCATAGGATTAGCTTTAATATCTAAAATCATTTAGGAACTCCAGCTTTAGGAATTAACTCATTCATTAAACTAGTTGAAATTAATCCAGTTAAGAAAGTTACTGATAAACCATTTTCACTATAGGATTGTACATTTGTAGTACCAATTTTTCTATATAATTCTATAGCACAACGAGTTTGCCAATTTTTTAATCTAAAATTGTTAGGCAATTCTTTAATTTCTAAATTATAAGGATAAAGTGTATTTAGAGCCACAACTTCTGCATTCTTTAACATAATGATAAAAATGTCATCTTTAGAATTATCAAATATATTACCTAATATTTCTAATTGCATTATTTTTAGTTGTTCTTCTTGACTCATAAATACACTTCCTATCTAATAAAACTACCCTGATACTTCTTCAGTTACAGTTACAATTTTTTGACCTGTTGGAGCAACAAATTCAGTAGATAAATT